CTTCGTCTTCACCACCTTAGTCACGGGGGGGTTCTCGGGTACGTCGACGCCCTGGCCGGTTGACGCTGGGTGCGTCTCCCGTGTGTCGCCTTCCGGCAGCGGCTCGTCGCGACACAAAATGGTCGTGTCGGTTCGGTCGTTGTCGGTCAGCTCCAGGAACGGCTCATCTCCAATGTCAAAGAGAGGGCCGGTTTTCAGCAGTTCTTTGAGCTGCTGTAAGCGGTCAATGTACTCGGTAGCGGGGTCGACGCTGTCCAGTCGAAGTTTGGCGGAGTGTTCGATCTCATGGATCTCGTCCACCGTCATCTCAAGCTGGAACGCTGCGACGGACTCCGCGCAGTCCGTGATCTCATTCGGCCAGTCGTTCCCGCCGGCCTTGCGGGAGTTGAAAGACACGAATTCGCTCTCGTAGTCCTCTTCGGTCGCAGTGGGCGGGTTGAGGAAGTCGAGGAGCACTCGGATGATGGGCGTGTGCCGGTCCGTCATGTTGCGCATCATCATCTTGTCCGCGAGCAAGCTGTCTTGGGTCTCTTGGGACTGCGGCAGGTTGGCCGCAAAGGTGATGCTGCGGAGGGTGCGACGGATGGAGCACTGCGTGCCACGCGGGTGGTCCGCGTGCCACCACCGGGCGAGGAAGTCATAAAACCCGGTGGTGAGCGGCTGCTGCTTGGCCTTGGTCACGAAGCCCAGGGCGTTTCCAGCGTCCGCGGCATGCTCGGCGAGCAGCCCATACGCAATGCAGTCGTCACCGCCACAGCCGGTCAGGATCCCGATGATGGACCTGTAGCTGATGGCGATGCCGAATGCGCGGTTTTGCCGCACAAACGCCTCGAAAACCGATGCGGCGCACAAAATGGTGTTGTCAAAGGACGTGAACATACTCCCCGAGCGCTGGCGTAGGCCTCCGAGGACGCGGAAGCAGCCAAAAATGGTCGGGGTGGTCCTGACATCATCAAAGATCTTGTTAAAGCCGGCATGGTAGTCGGGGTGCAGTATTGCGAGGCACAGCATTTTCACGTAAACCAACGCGATCTGCCCCTGCGTGCCGTCAAAGTCTGAGAAGTCCGTCAACGCAGTGGAGTCGGGCAGATACCCGGCGTCGTGCATTTCGAGACAGTGGGTCCGAGTGTCCGCCATGTGTTCGGTCAGATCCGCAGGGGATTTTCCGAACGCATAGCAGGGCAGTAGGACTTTCAGGACTTCAACGATGGCATACATGTAGCGGGCGGATTCCATTTTCTGCTCGTTGGACACAGGGGTTATCTGGCGTCCCTTAGCCGTCAGTCCCGCAGCCTCGTTCTTAATGAACGCGACATGCGGGGCGTTGGCTTGGGGTGCTTCAAACACCTGATCGAGCTGAGTGCGCTGTCCGGGTTTCGAGAACTTCTCGTAGACCTCAAAGGGTTCGAGGGGCTTTACCTGGCCGCGTATGCGGTCGGCATATTCCCATCGTTTCCGGTCCGCCGCCGTGCCGTCGTACACCGCATTGCCGTCCGGGTCTTTAAGACCCATTACGGCGTCGGTGAAACGTCGTGCGTTGCAGTAGACAGAGGCGTCGAGTGGTTTCGCGTTGCCATCAGGGTTGATGGTCCGTTTTGCGCAAATGAAGTCGCGGTTGGTATCAGAGTCGAGCATGTTCGCAGGGACATCGTTAGTAAGCGGGTGGCATAGCGCCCCACCTTTCACTTTGTTCTTCTCGTCCTCCGCTCGTACGTGCGCACCGCTATTAATCGCGATGTGGCGCAGACGCTTGTAAATGGTCATGGTTTCTGCGTCCTCACCGCGTGTCCAGCGGGCGACTTCGTTGCACGCGGCAACTGACTCTACGGCGAGGGCGATAAGTCGAATATGGTCAATCGACTTGTCCTTCATAGTTTCAGTGCTGCGTACCAACGACGAGGTGTTCACGGCCTTGTTCGCACGCTGCTGCGCGAAAGACACCAGCTGGACGAGTTCGTCGACGGGGATCACGACGCTCAAGCCGGTGGTCAATGCGCTGCTAACGGACGAAATGGCCACGAGAGTGCGTTTGCTCAGATGCTGTTCAATCATGGCCACGTCACCGTGCACGAATTTCTTCAGTGCAATCACGGGTTTGTTACGGAACAGGAACCCGAAGGGGCGGTAGACGCGGTCAAGTTTATACAGGATGCGGACGGTCCGTTCGCGTGCATCAGTCGCGCGGGGGATGTGCCGCCAGACATTGTAAGCATAAATGAATCCCATAAAAGTAACAGGAGTCCAGAGATACTGTGAATTGTCTGGGGTGTAGTCGGGTATCCGGTGTCTCCACTCAGCCTGCCCTTCCCCGAGCGACCGGAACGCTACGGTGTCGTCGCGCTTGACATTCCAAGACACCTCATCGCCGATGTGTGCAGGAACATGCGGGTCAAAATCGGCTATCGCCACGATTTTCGCATCCTCGATGGTCTTCGAGATCTCTGAGGTTGACATGTGCTGGAACACATCGACTGAGGTCATGATGTGCCTGTCAGGGTCAAAGACATCGGCCATCTTCGGGAGGCTTTCGAGGTCGTGGCTGGTGTGTGCTTCAGAACGTCCCATGTTGCCTCGCTTCACGTTCGTTGCGGAGGGGTTTAACTCATACGCGCGCATCTGCAACATCGCGGCAAAGTTGGAAATGAATCCAGAACTGTTGTAGCGAGTCGCGGCTGCTTTGGCATGCGAGTTATCCCTGAACTCCGCGGCAGTGTGCGTTGGCATTGGGGTTTCTTTTGCGGCGCGCTTAATCTGGTTGTTGCGTGCGGCGGTCATCTTGGTTGGCAAGAATGACAGCCGGATCCGAGCGATCGTATACTTGCGGCATGATTCAGTGATCACATGCCGAAGGCTCCAGACCAGAAGGCCCAGCACAACCACGGCGGTCAAGAGCATGATGCTGGTAAATGATGCCAGCGGCTCGATCAACGGCGGTGGATGATGCAGGGGGCGCGTCG